GTTCCAGGCATCAGTGACAGACTGGATCACCGGAGCGATTTCTTCAAGAACACTCTGAATAACAGGCATAACAGCGTTGCCGATCTCATAACCAAGTTCAATCAGCTGATTAAGTACCGTCTGAAACTGGTCAACAGGGTCCTGCAAACCTTCAAAGGTATCAGCAACAGTCCCGCCTGACTCAGAGGCCGCAGCACCTAAGTTTTCAAAGTCAAGAGTTCCGTTTTTGATCGCTCCATAGATTTTGTCGCCGGACTTTCCAAACAGATCATATGCCGCAGTAAGTCCGTCGGTTCCGTCCTTGGAGCCTTTGATTTCCTTCTGCAGATCAGCCAGAGCCTGGTTCATGCTCTTGCCATCTTTCGAAGAGTTCTTCAGAGCCTTGGAAAGACCGCCCATGACAGCAGAAACATCCGCACCAGACATTTCTACCTGTCCCATAAAATCAGCCGCCTGGTTGACGCTCAGGCCCATTTCCTGGAACGCTGCAGAGTTACTCAGCAGTCCTGATTCCAGTGTATCGACCGAAATACCAGTGTTCTGAGAAACCTTCGACAGTGCGTCCAGAACGCTTTCTGTGTCCTTGGCTTCAAGGTTATACGCAGAAAGAACTTTCTGCACTGAATCGATTGATCCTGTTACATCGGTATCATTGATGTTTGCAAACTTAATAAAAAGACTGGAAAGATCTTCCAGTTCCTGCCCAGTCACACCAAAGCGCGTATTTACTTCGCCGACTGCTTCGCCGGCAGTTGTGAAAGATGTTGGAATGGTCTTAGCGATGTTCTTAACATTCTCCTCGAAGCCCGCCAAAGCCTCTCCAGTGGCTCCGGTTTTCTTCGTGACAATGTCCAGACCTTCATCGAGCTGTGCCCATCCAGCCATTGCGGCTCCGCCGACGGCCATGATCGGAGCCGTGACGTTCTTCGTAAGAGAATCGCCGACTCCTTTGATTTTATCGCCGGTGTCCTTCAGTTCCTGTCCAACAGTCTTCAGCTGCTGACTCATCACTGATCCGAAGGACTTAGATGCATCCTCTGCCTGTTTCAGCTTATTCTGTGTTTCAACAATCTCACGTTGCAGTGCTTTGTACTGTTCTGAGTTCCGATCGACTCCCGAAGCATCCATCTGACGCTGGGCTTCATTCAGCTGATCCAGGCGTTCTTTTGTTTCTTTGACCTGTTTTCCGAGAAGTTCCTGCTTCTGTTTCAACAGATCAGTGTTTTTCGGGTCCAGCTTCAGGAGTTTTTCTACGTCTTTCAGCTGTGACTGTGTATTTTTGAGCGCTTTATCTACACCCTTAAGCGCATCAGTTAGCGGGGCTGTAGTAGCGCCGATCTCAATGGTCAGACCCTTTATTCTGTTTGTCGCCATACTGCCTCCTTAGAAATTTGCGATGTCTTCTTCTGTAGGAAGCTCATCGTAGTCATAACTGTCGTTTTCGTGTTCAGTAAATATGTCGTAGAGCATTCCCAGGTTCATCCGATCGCGATCTTCGAAGGAAATGCCTAATTGATAGCATCTTAATAAGAGTAAGGCCGTAGATGCTTCACGCACCGACGGCCTTACACGTTTTTTCTTTCAACCTTTGTCTTCAGTGACTCAGCGAAAAGCCTCACCACATCGACAGCAAAATCTTCAACTGGGAAATCTTCGAACTGATCAAGCCAGTCAATGTATTCATCTGAGACTCTTTTATCCGCCTGTTTTGCCATGATGTACATCATGCTTTTGGTAATTTTAAGCGTTCTGCCCTCAATCTTTTCGCCGTTATTCACCGAATCGATCAGAGTTGAAAAGTCTTCCATAAGATCACGACCGAAATAATCTTCGTATAACTCCGGAGTAGCTCCGGAAACTCTTAAAGGTACTTCAATAGCGCCTACATTGATTGTCTTTCTCATATCTTCATCTCCCTTTTATGTCAATTTACGACTGAATCAAAGAATGTGCTGTAGCCAGTGTCTGTACTGACGCATGTGCGCCTGACAGCTGTGTCTGAAATTCTCGGAAGCGCACGAATCGACACCACGTTTGTGGCAATTGTCGGAGCTGTTCCCGGCTCGGTTGTATTCGCTTCAAGATTCGGCCTTGAAGCGACACAGCGGTAGAACACTACCCTCTTGCCGGTTTCAGTGCCACCAGCCAGTTCCATCTGGCCCATAAGAGCGAACGGCAGCGGGACATCGATAGCTTTTTCAAGAACACCATTGGCATCCTTTGTGTGACCAAGCCTAGACGCAAGGAATGTATCCGCTGCTGCTGTATCTTCAAATTCAATTTCGATATCATATCCGCCGTTTGTGGTTCCGCTATACCAATCGACATTATCAGCCGGTTCGTTAAACGAATCGCCCCGTGCTGTTGCCGTCATGCGCTTTGCACCGGGAATCTGCGTCGGCGTTTCATACGTCATCGCGCCAGTTATGTCGTCTTCTGTAGCTCCTGCATAACGGAGCTGTGAAAAACCGTATCTGACTCTACCCATCTATGTAAACCTCCATCATGTATAACTCTTCATACATGTTCTCGTCATTCAGATAATCTTCTTCTTTTTCAAAAACAAGCCCTGCATCAAGCAGCGCCTGTTCAACTTCGGCCTCCGCATCAAACTGTTTATACTTTGTATAAAGTTCGACATTCAGCCGATATGCATGAGCATAATGTGTATTATCCGCCGTTTCCGGAGTCATATCCGGATAGTAATAGCAGATATACGGAAGCGGAGGAGCTTTCGATTCCGGCCATGAAAAATAAACAACCGGATAACCGGTCCGTGCAAGCGCATCCGCTACATCTTTAAATTTCATTTGAGAAGCTCCTCCATTTCTTTCATATACTTCTGTTCAACAGTGTCATTGATCGGAGCGACAAAATTAAAAGCCCTTGTCCGGCCTCCGTTCTGTTTCGCATGGCCATATTCAAGCAGGTGAGTTAATCCGGCATTCCTGCCGGCTCCAACTCTAGCCTCTACGCTCAAATTTGATTTATTCACCTCGAAGGTGAGGCTTTTGCGATACTTTCCAGATCCGCCGAAATCTCCGGCTTTCTTCAGTTCCTTCGTGACGTCTTTTGCGACTTTCCGAACTGCTGTCTCGTTCGCTTCGATAACTTCGTCGCCGTACTCATCCAAGTATTGCTGAATCACAGAACTAAAGCTGTTCGGTGTTACTCTCGGCATCGCCTTTTCTCTTTTCGCAATACAGTTCAATCGAATCAGATTTGCTGATATACGTGCGATAAATACGGTAATAATTGCCGTTATAGCGGATTATTTCCTCGCCGTGATAGTCAAATCTGTTTGTAATGAAACGAAGTTCAGGATTCAATCCGTTTCGGCCGCCTTCAAACCATTCGGAAGACGACACGGACGTAACCTGAACATAAATCATTGACTCTGTCTTCAGTGATCTGAGGACTCCATTTTCATCAGGAATCCACTGCTCAGCGATCAGATGTGCAATGTCCGATCTATCCATCGGTCACCTCATTCGGCCAGACTGTAAAGCCAGTAGCCATCGACAGCTGGGCCTTCTGTTCATCGTATGACTTTTTCAGCCATTCACGATCATCCGGATCACCGTCATGAAGTTTGCAAAAGGTAATGTAAGCCAGGCGGATCAGCGGATTTGTGATGATTGCGTTCGGACCGTTAACGCCAGCGATGCCAAGATCCGCAAGACATGTATCAATCAGATCCTTGATTTCGTTGTCCAGTCCGACATTTACGCCGGCGCGGCGCATTGCCACTTTAACTTTCTCAAGCGCTTCATCCAGTTCGCTTGTTTCTTCAACATCGATATCTGCCATAGCTTCCTCCTCTTTTATTCCGTCTTTTTCTTTCTGGGCTTCTTCACCGGTTCGGCCGGCTCCTCATCTTCCTGAATCGGTTCCTCAATCACCAGGTCCGCTACACCGACGGAGCAAAGCCGGGCTGCTTCCGCTTCTGAAACGGTAACAATGCCCGGCTGTGCAAAAATGTGTGTAGCGTTCCTAAGTTTTACCTTAGGCATTCGGCTTCAGAACCTTGCAGAAGCGCAGCGGCGCAACTACGCCGATGGAGCCGTACTGCTTGCCGGTGATCTTGATCAGATCAGCCTGAGCGCCGGTGATTTCATCAAAGATGTATTTGATTTCGTCGCCGTTCGGGAAGTTCGCGCAGAGACCATCGCCAGGATCGCCAACGATCATGTATGCTTCACCGACAGCAGCAGATGCATACGGATTCAGGTGATCAGTGTAGACAACATCCAGACCGTCGAAGACATCGCCGACATTGTCGCCGGAAGCGATCTTGACGGACTTCAGGGCTGCTCTTGTCTTTCTGTTCATGATGGCGACAACATCAGTCGCTTCAGCTGTGAGTTCAGCCTCAGCCATGATGACAGTGTCTGCCTGGAGTCCCATGGTCAGAGCAGCAACAGCAGGATGTGTCGCATCAGAAGTCTGCGGAGCCGACAGAATAGCAGTGATGGCAATCTGTGCAGCCTTTCTTGCGATTCTGTATGCCAGTTCATCGTAAACATAATCGATGAGCGCCTGTCCTCTGAGGTTGTAAACTTCATCGGAAACAGAAACCCACTTCTTGATGCTCTGCGGAACGAGAGTGACAACACCGAGTACAAGATTTTCCTCAGAAATTGCGGCAGCGCCTTCCAGATGGATCTGAGCCTCATCACCGCTGATTTCGAAGCCGACAACATAGTTGCCGGGCAGGAATGTTCTTGTAACTCTTGACATGAGAGTTTCGCGTTCCCATGCTGTGCGGATGCGGTCCTCAACATACTGCGGAACAGGTACCTGACCGTTTTCCGGTGCATTTGTGGAAAGCAGAGCGCGGCATTCACTGAAGTTACCTGCCAGGATGCCACGAGCATACGCTTCCATGTATGCCTGTGTGTTGCGGAGTTCAATGCCGTTTGTGGATTCCGGTGCAGTGTAAACATCGACAACAGCGCCGTTTGTGGAACCGTCTGCGATGCGCTGGCGAAGATTGCGTGCAGCCATAGCACGCTCTTCAATTTCCTGCTTCTGTCTCAGAAGACCTTCTGCTTCTTTCTGGAGCGCATCAACATCAACATTTGCCAGATCGCCATCCAGGGCTGATCTGATTTCGCGGAGTCTTGCAATAATCTGCTCGTAGTTCATTTCTTTTCCCTTTCTAAGCTGAGGTCAATGCTCAGCTTCAGAGCTTTCGCTCTCTTAAGTTCGTTCAGCCTCAGAAGTCTCTCCGCTTCGAACGCCTGGATCACTCCGTCCGCGGCGCTGCGGGCCGAAATATCAGTACCATCGTTCGCGGGAATGCCAACAGCTGAGACGTCATACAGCTTGCCGACCCGTGTGATGAGTCTGATCAGTTTTCTCGTCTTGTTTTCGTCGTCACGTTCTTCAGTGAGCGTATGCGCAGCCACTGTGAACTGCATCGACATCCGGTCGACGTAACCTTTCTGAATGTCCGCGTAAAGTCCAGGGCCAAGATCCGATCCGCTGAGATTTGCGCGAATAAAAAGCCCGACATTATCGGGCTGGATAGTTAATGTATTGTTTCTGTTCCTCGCCATGACTCGGCCGCGATGATCATACAGGAAGATGACATCTGACATATCAGTGTCCGCGAAAGCGTTGCGATCAACAGCTTCCACAACCGATGTTCTATATCCTTCCCAGTCATCGAATGAATACAGTTCATATTCTTCATTGAATGTCGTTGCATGGCCCTCGACGATCATCTCGTTGTTATTCTCAGCCATGTCCAATGCGCGGAATTCAGGATGCAGATCGTTCCGGCGGAACTGTCTGCCGGATTCGATTTTCTTCAATATTTTTTCAAGATCAGGCATTGTTTTCTTCTCCTCCATCTACCCCTTCATGAGTGAAGTTGTTGTCCTCATCGATCATGTAATATTCACCGCGAATGATATACGCCTGTCCCTGGCCGTCCGGCAGCGGAGGCAGGTTCCATATTTCTCTGACTTCATCACGGTTCATTACTCCACGATCCGTCATCTGGCTGGACACATTCAGTTTCTCCGATGTCGATAAATACTGAAGCCGATTCGCGGACGCCATGATCTGCGTGCCTCTGAGGATTTCATTCTCAGTGAAAGCTGCGAAGGTAATCGTCTCAGAGAACTGAATTGCGAATGTCTCCACTGCGGACTCATAGAAAGCCTGCCATTTATCACCAAAAGCCTTGGACTGAAGAACGTCCTCATTAACGTTGAAATAGTTGTAAACATTTGTCCTGATCTCCTCCAGCTCGTCTTTCGGAACAGTAAAAGCCTTCTGCTCAATCTGCTTTATGTCTGTGTACACATTCGGAAACAGCAGAATGCCGTTGTTCTCATCATCCGATTTGAGATTTGCCTCCGTGAAACGTTTGCGCTCCTTCTTCAGATCCTCAGTATTTGAGAAGTTATTCAGGCGCGCCATGAATCGATATGTAGCGCCATTCTTCACAGCTTCCTTAATGGCCTCGTTGCTGAGATGAACCAGTGCCATGGTCTGATCCAGTGCATTGTTTGGATCTCCGAAGAAATCACTGGAATACTGGAATTTCGTCATCACAGCACAAAGCGAAAGTTTTTCGGCGGCTTTCTTCCTGTTTTTGAACTCATACCGGAGCCATGGCTCACCATCGACGTCAATGACTTCGCACCTTGTCGGCAGCACCGGGAAATACCCGACTGTCCGCATCAGATCATCGTAAACAGGAACGATGATAACCGTGTTGTGCATGTCCAGGATCGTGCTGGCGCGGTATAGAAACTGGCTCCATGTCATCCATGGATTCGGTCTCAGCTTCAATTTTGTCTGAAGTCTCGGATTTGCCGATCCGATCACTTCAACTTTCAGCTTGCTGATGTGCAATGCTCTGATGTGAATTGCCGCCCGGACCAGCGCAACCTCATAGAGCTTTCCATTCCATGAGCTGAAATGCGGCCGGTACGCTGTGAGCGTTTCAAAATATCCGTCATTTTCCCTGACGGCATCCACATTTTTCTTTTTAAATAGATTTTCAAAAATACCCATCACTCACCTCGTTCGTTCTTCAGCTGCGCTCCGATTTCAGAAAAATACTTTTGTCTGACCGTGAGTGCGTCCAGAAGCGCCGCCGTTCCGTCAATGTGAACATTGGCCGATACTTTTACCAGTCTTTTGCGCAAATCATCAGCATTCTGTTTGACAGCAGCATCCATCAAATGAATCTTAAGAAGATCATTATCACCGATGCAGAAAGCGCCATCTCGCATCATTCCCTCACACTCGTCGATAACTCCTGATAGATTGAAGCCCTGATAAACATCATCCATATGGAAACCATAGGCTTTCATTGACTGAGTTAAATACTGAGCGTTGTACCGGTCATATCCGACTTTGAGCGGATAGATTTCGTACTTTTCAATCAGATCCGTAAACCACTTATAACAATCTTCATAGTTTACAAAGTTATCTCCCGACGGAGTTAACAGACCACGCTGGATATACGCACGATATGGAACGCCGTCACGCGCCTCAGCTTCATCTATCCGCTCCGCCGGGAGGAAAAATTGAGAAATCACATACAGCTTTTCATCTCTCTCGATGACTATGCAGCAGGAAGTCAAGTCTGTCGTTCTCGACAAGTCGATGCCGGCAACGCAGTAACAGCCGCGGAAATCCTCCAGCTTGAGAGATGTATCAGTGCATGCCCTGGCCACATCTTGAGCACGGAGCCAGGCAACGCTGCTGCTTTGTTTGATGTTGCAGAATTTTGTGATGAATTCTGTACGCTTTGAAAGAGATTCATAAGCTGTGTCGATCTGATCGAGTATAAAGCTGACAGGAACAGACACGCCGAGGCCCGGAAGACTCTTCCGGAGTTCATTGATGTCATCCCATTTTTCAAGATCATCGATCATGTACAAAAAAGGCAGCAGTCTTTTTTCACGGCTGTTGCCCTTCAGGAAACTTGTGGATCTCTTCATGAGTTCATCATAAATGCCGTCATTCTCGTAACCAGAGGAACTGATCGCCACCATCAGCGGCTGTTCCCTGGCGCCCATGCCGGAAATCATGACCTCATACTGTTTGAGTCCTCTGGCACCCGGCCATGAACTCATTTCGTCGGCAATAACCAGCTGCGGGTTATAACCATCGGCCTTCTTTTCATTGAATGCGATTTTTTTAATCGTTGTGTTGCTCTGCTTGATGTACAGGTCAGTTTTCCGCTTCTTTGTCCGTGATAAGAAAGAAGGCGTGTGATCTTTTGTGAACTCAAAAGCTGAATAAACAAGATCTGACTGGTCAAGTTTCGGAGCCAAGCAATAAATCTCTGAGCCAAAATCACCGTCAGCATATGCCTCATATGCAATGATGCCTGATGCCAGAAGTGTCTTGCCCATCTTCCGGCCAAGAACAATAAAGATTTCTCTAAACTGGCGATTGCCATCATGATCAAGCACGCCGAATATGCAGCTGATCATGGACTTTTCCCAAAGTTCCAGCTTCAGCAGCTGACCGCCGAGCTTTCCCTTGTTGTGCCGGACATACTTTTCAATGAACCGGATCGCTCTGTTTGCTTTTGTCGGAGAGAAAACATATGTTTTGTTTTCAATGCCGGTGACGATCAGATCATATAGGGATCTGATCCATGTGCTGACATTCTCTGTCCCGTTCCGGATCGCCTGGTAATAAGCGAGGATGTAGTTATCCATCTGATTCACTCAGAAACTCATCCAGATCGTCGACATCTTCCCCAGCCGGCAGCATCGCTTCCAGTCTCGCGTTCACAGTGTTGTAGGATTTGATCAGACTGTTGTAAGCCTGAAGATCAGCCGAAGCTTTCCGGCCATGCTGGTTGGCGCCGTTCTGATATTCCTCAGATGCACCGCCTTCGGCGATGATTTGCTGAAGATCTTCCAGTTCAACTTCCATGAAAGCGGCATTTTTGATCAGCGGTTCAGCGATAACCCACTTTTCTGCCGGAAGCCTTTCATAAGTTTTGTGAAGTTGTTTCAATCTTCGCTTAATCCTGGTGTCTTTCTTCATCTTTGCCATACTTACACCCCCTTCGAACTACTCCGGAGAGGAAAACGAAAG